GAATACGAGATCAACTTAACTTCATACTCGAAACCGGGTTCAATAAAATCTTATCAGACGGTATAATTGATGTGAATGACGCACCACAATTCAATCAACTGGTGTATTATATTATCAAATCATTTAATGACATCAATCAAGGCAAAGTCTATCGATTTTATGTATCACGCGAACATGTCATGCTTCTTCTTCATTTCGTCCTCAAATCAGTATTTTCGCTTACATTAAAAGGGCAAGAAGAACAAATGGCCATAGGTTTATTAGATACAAGTTTTAAACTTGTTCAGTTGGAAGTATTGCCGATTGTGTCAAAAAGGTGGTATCATCGATTTCGGATATGTAAATCAGCAAAACAAATCGAAGATATCATCGAATAATATTTAGGAAAATCGGGCGGCGGATCGCGGCGCGTTTTTTTCGGCGAAAAAGAACTTAAAGATATTTTCTTTGTATAGTATGAGAAAGAGAGTTCTCCTCCTTAGAGTTAAGGAGTACCAGTTGCGATTTACAGATTTCTATGTTTTCACAAATCAATTTTCGTCACATAATTTTTGACTCGTTATCAAAATGATACACCGCCAGTAATATTGGTTATCATGCTATACGGTCCGCTTTGTGATGATTATCTGCTTAATTTATGTTGATTTGTGGATTGTAGAAATCCGTAAATTTTGGTTGTAACTTTATACCGGTGTAGCTCAGCGGCAGAGCATCTAACACGTCGTTTGTTACTTTTTTACTCGTTCCGCAAGGAACAGGTCCGATCTACGAATGATTATCGCCTTATAAGCGGAAGGTCGTAGGATCGAAACCTACCGCCGGTATTGTCAAGCTGGACGCTATAAACGCAGCATCGTCATTTTATTCTAAGAAACACATACATTTCACCGGGGGTGGCGCAGAGGGAGCGCGCGGGGCTCATAACTCCGAGGACATAGGATCGAGACCTATCTCCGGTATTGTCAAGCTGGACGCTATAAACGCAGCACTATATTGATTACATTTTGCCGGCATGGCGCAGCGGCAGCGCGCGGGGCTCATAACTCCGAGGACACTCGATCGAAACGGGTTGCCGGAATTCTACTATTTGTGTGTTTTACAGAAGCACACCGTCATTTACTAAGCGACGTTAAACACAGCACAACCACTTCACCGGCATGGCGCAGGGGCAGCGCGCGGGGCTCATAACTCCGAGGTCACTCGATCGAAACGGGTTGCCGGTATTATTTCACTTCGGTCGTTTTACAGAAGCGACCAACCCAAACACAACACAACCCCCTGTAGCTCAGCTGGAAGAGCATCATAGACGCGGGTAAACCGCTGGTGGTCACAAGATCGAAACTTGTTGGGGGTAGTTTTACCGGTGCGGAGTAGTGGAAGCTCGCGGTGGTCACTCCCGCCGAGACATAGGATCAAAGCCTATCGCCGGTATTGTCAAGCTGGACGCTATAAACGTAGCAAAACCAAATGTGGTGTATTTGTTTTACCGGTATGGCGCAGAGGCAGCGCGCGGGGCTCATAACTCCGAGGTCACTCGATCGAAACGGGTTGCCGGTATCTTTAAAAATCATATAAACACCTATTGTTTATATTATTTAACATACATACGCGATAAAATGGATACGCCATTACAAAGTCGCCGTATCGAACAAATGAAGGAAGTTCAAGCGAAAGGATTAGAGCTTTTTACGCGGAAAAATGCGGATTATGGCGATGCGTTTGCCAAATATGGCGTGATTGGCGTTATGATGCGTATTGAAGACAAAATACAGCGGTCGATGTCAATCACAAAAAATGGCGTGAATTTAGTCGCCGACGAAGGCATCCGCGATACTCTTATTGATTTACACAATTATGCGGCGATGGCGTTGATGTTACTGGATGAATAAAAGCATGGCGATTGAATGCGATCCTGTGGATATGGAGTGGCGGCGATGTAAAGAACTTAAATATAATTCTATATGGTTATATGTGTATGATAGAATGACTGTTCTCGCATTCACTATTGTTACGCTCTTTTAGCTCAGTTTTGGTTAGAGCACGGATCTTATGAGTCCGGGGTCACGGGTTCGAGCCCCGTAAGGAGCATTTTTTACTTTGTTTTATAAATTAAAATACTAATATTATATATAATGTCGAAGTCTCGTCAAAGCCAATCCGGCGCCAGTCGCCGTCGTCCTCGTAAATCATCGGTAGCGCCACGCCGCCGCAAATCCGCATCTAATGCTGCCCGTCGCACTCGCCGCGGCCGCCGCCATCTCCAAACCGGTGGATGAGGCCAGGTCCCCCCTGTTGCTAACTAAGCAATTAAATAACATGAATCATTATAGGTATTGTTGTGAAGACACATTTTTAAACCACACCAAAGGCGAAATGTGAATCTGATTTGATACATTATAAAGATTCAAACATTCCTTTGAATGTTCTTTGAATATTTAGTATTACTATATTATAACAGCGTTATTATAACAACGTTATAATATAATTATGGTCAACACAACGGCACCGGTGCCAGTTCGTAATAATAATAATAATAATAATAATAATAATAATAATAATAATAATAATAATAAAACAAGTAAAACCCCGAAAAAGGGTATCACTGCTACGCCTATACGTAAAAAACCCAAAGAAAATAAACCTAAAAAGGATAATGGAGGAGGACTTGATGAAAAAGGTAATCCCTACCCGATCAAAAACCCCGAAGGCGGTGACCCCACATGTCCTGGTGGGTATAAAATCGATTATGACTTTGATCCATTTAATGATCCGATCAACCCGCCATTCCGATGTATATCTGCGCTGAAAGACCTGAATAATGGACCAACCAGAAATATCATGAAGAAATTAAATAATCCATCCGGTAATGTTACAAATTTGATAGTAAATGCGCCAGCTGCTGGCGGTAGTAGCACTAAGCGACGCCACCACCACCGCCACCGCCATCGTCGTGATGGTCGCCGACGGTGTGATAGCAGTCATAGGCGTAAATTCACACAACGACGTAAAAAATAATAATATTTTTGTTGTTACCGGTATTATGACGACTCCGACATTTACTCCACCTTAAAACCCAATATCGTAATCATCATCCACCTTACCAAGCCGCACCTTCTTCACATTATCCACACACGATTGTATCGCCAATTTTGGAATACCGCACTTGTCTGTATCCAAGCCAACCGATGAATTCGCCTTGAACGCTTCGTCGATTTCTTCATTCGTGTCTGTATGGCGATACTCTACCGCTTCCTGTTTCATCATCTCGTCGATATTCACGAGCACCTGAAACGCACTTGTTCCATAATACCCTTCTTGGCCACACATCACGTTCGCTGAAATACCGCGCATCGGGTCCAATTCCGCATGACGTGCGGCTTTCAAGAACATCTCCGGCGTTTCTTCAAATGAGGCTTTCGCTATCGGACCAATATCATCGCTGTTGATTCCATGACGGAATATCGAGATCATCGATGATGATACAGTCATACGATCACACAAGAGAGCCACGTGATGATAATTAATCGGTGAGTCGTCAAATACTTCAACCAGCTCATTATAAATTGCTTGGCGAGCCGCTTCAATTCCAAATACGCGATACACTTCTTGAATGTCGTTACTTACAGTTCGCGTTGCGTCAATATAATCGAGTCCGAGCATATGAATAAGATTTGTCCCGGTAGTATCTAATACCCATGTATCTTTCTTTGTATAAACACCGTCCGACTTTATGAGTGTATTCTTGATTACACGAAGCATCACCTTCTTTATTCCTTTCACACCACGAAGAACAATATTATTCAGAAGTTGATCTTGGAATGACTTAATCATATAGATATGATCGGATTGATCAAGCGGATTTTGTTTGTTTGCCGCAGCACCTCCCGACTTCTTGGGTTGTGCGATATTTTCCATTCGAATACGAAACACGAGATTATCATCATTATAATCCGAAAATGCGCATGATACTTCATATCCGTAACTATTCTTGATCGCAAAATGAATATCGTCCATCGTAAGTTTCTTGTCCAACATCGCCTCGGAGTCAATCTTGATACGGATGATCCATTTGGATTTCGACGCGGATGCCGCCGATCCAGACGACAACGCTGAGGCGGCGGCGCCACCACTACCTGGCACAACCGGCACACCCGACGTTGCCGCAACCTCAGAATCACGCACACACTCTTCAATCAACTTTTCAAACTCTTGATACTGTGTCATCACGGCGCGGTCCTGTTCAACAAGTGTATTCAAATCATCAGGATCAAAGCACACCTCGATACTTTCAACAACTTCCGCCAATTTGGTATGTTCGATCATCGGAATAAACTCTTGAACACGTTCAGGTGTTGTTCCATCATCCTCCTTGAAATATACGGTAATCGACGGATTCTTCGGATTCTCTGAAAGTGTGAGAATTTCTTCAATACGCGGCACACCACGCGTGGCATTCGATTTGGACGCAACACCAGCAGAATGAAATGTGTTCAACGTAAGCTGTGTTGTAGGTTCGCCAATACTCTGCGCAGAGACCATGCCTACCATCTCACCAGGAGCAACAATCGACCGCTTATATTGAAGATTGATCACGCTGATAAGTATCGAAAGCGCATTTCGATTGAAACGCTTTACCAGCAAGAGTTCCTTCGGCGACAGATAGTAATAATACATTACCTTGAATAGAAGTGTAGGTGGAGCATAATACAAGTTCTCGAGTTGGCGATAACCTGCCGAAATCATATCCATCGCCTCCAAAGGCGTAATATCGACCATCGAATTCTGGTTGATTTGTTGTTGTGCTTGGACATTATTGATAATATGTGTAAATGAAACCGGCATCTGAACATTCTTATTATCGGTCCTGTTGAAAACACGCTCGATGATGAGATCACGCATCTCAATCATATTGTCGATCGTTTCACGTATTTTCTTCATGGTCGCCGCCTTCTCCTTTTTCATCTTCGCATAAGTAGTCTTCGTGAATGCGGTTGCTGCGCTTTCTTGCGTATCGCTGGAATTATCAAGAGGCATATGGAAATGCGCGTAGATTTCATCGAGACTCATGGCGACGAGCGGAAGTGACTGATTCTCGACCTTGATCGTATCGATACCGTCATCTCCGTAGGAAAACTGAATAATACGCTGCTTGCCGTTGCGGACGGTCATATCGTATTCAACTTTCAAGTCTTCCATACCTTTGATGAGACGACGCTGAATATATCCAGTGGTGCTAGTATCGCGAACTTGAAGACCATTCGCTAGACCGAAGTTGAGTGTCTTAGGGATGGTCAAGTCATACATCTTCGGATGAAGAGCCGGATCAACCATCGTCATTTCTATGATTTCATCTAGGATTACGTCGTTGAGGGTGCTAACCTTGTCGTTTCCATTATCAACTTCATCATCTACCGATAAACCTAGTAATGATGCGATCATGTTTCCGCTTGAACCGCGAATGACAATTGATGCGAATGATGATTGATGAATTTCGGCGTGAATGTTCAGACGCGAACACAGAAATGCGACGTCTTCTGTAAGTCTGACATTATTGCCGAAATTCAGTTCAAATCTTCTATGTCTCCTAACTATGCGTGGATCAATATATGCGGTAAGAAGACCTCTGATATAATCCTTTCCAGCGACATACGCTTCTTCTGGGATTTGGGTGTTAATGGCCGCACCAGCACATTTTCCACGCATAAATTCCGCTTCTGCGTTGTAATTGTTGTCACCAACCTCTCTGTAATCACACACATTCTTCGCAACTGGAACAAAGTCGCCTACCTTGATTTCCTCCGTATATTTCTCGCGAAACTGTTGAAGCTCTTCATTCCAAACAAGAAGCGATTTGTTTGCGGTAACTGTGACATAACGTCCTGCCTTTGTCTTGATTTTGAATAACTTCTCGCCAGGATCGTGACGTGTCACAGCCGTAATTGTCTCCCATGATACATTTCCATCATAATCCATCGTAACAATTTTAATCGGGTGTGACATCTCCAAGTATTCCATATTTTGCTCTGTCATATACTGAATCTTATTATCTCTACCGCTTGTTGTCTTATGGTCATCCAAGTGCGCGTCAATCCATTCACCGATCTTGACATATTTCGGAACTTCATTTTCGACAACGACAATCGGTGTTTCCCATGTAACTGACTTCACCGCTGTATCAATCAGACCAATTCGACCACCCATCGCGTGGAAGAACAACTCCTCCGGCGACAATCCTGAAATAAACGAACTCTCGATGAACCCACGCGCCAAAGGACCGTCATCAAACTTGTTGAAATGCGGCAACGTTCTGCTATCGAATCCGTACGAAATACGTTTGCCTTCAATCGCCTGTTGTCCAAGACATGAAATCATCTGCGATATATTCAGGTCACTTCCTTTGGATCCTGAAAGCACCAACCCCACAAAACGGTTGGCCGCATTCAAACTATTGATACCGATTTTACCCGCGTCGTTTGTAGCACTATTCAAAATATTCGAGACCTTCGCCTCAAACTCCGCCTCATTTGACTTCCCTGTCTTGTTTTCGAAAATCCCCAGATGGACTTGGTCAATCAAGTTCTTCACCTCGGTCTTCTTCTTTGTGATGACATCAGCAATTTGGGTGTTGGTTGTTTTATTCGCAATCAAATCGCTAATACCAACACTATATGCGTGTGACTTCATATATTCCGTAATGATATTTTGAAGACCATCGATGAAGTCGGCCGCCGCCATATTTCCGAAATCGTTACATACACGCTGAATCAAACCTACTCCGCCGCCACCAAGGACACTCTTGTCGATTTGACCGCGCATCATCCGACCATTCCTGATTTCAACCACATTATTCGAGGTCGCATAATCTTCCTTCGGATTCTTCTCGCCGAATGCCTTCTTCTTGTATTTCAACGTAAGAGGCGGCAAAATCTGCGACAATACGTCAAAGTTGCTGATATCTTCGCCGCTCTTGAACGCGGTTTCATTCACGCGAGGGTAGGCCGCAAGCAGGTTCATCGCCTCTCTCGGCGTAAATTTGATATTTTCCCGCGTGAATAAGTAAGACCCGATCAGCGAGTCTTGGAATACGCCGATAATCGAGTTATTGTTGGCAGGACTGATGAGTTGATAGGGAACTGCGGCCAGGTGGCGCAACTCGATCTCGGACTCATCGTCCTGCGGCATGTGAAGGTTCATTTCATCTCCCGATGAATATCCTCAAGGTTTCCCAAGAGGCCGGACTGTATCTTAAGCAAGCTCCAAATGGTTAGTTTGTCATAGCTCACCAACACCGGTTCAGTCTCTGAATGCCTTCCATAGTCTACCATACGACCGTAGGAAGTAACACTGCTGATTGCCCAATCCTTTACATTATTACCATTGGGTTCGTCAATTAAACGAGTTCCTCGCAGATGTTTCCATCCGAAAGTGGTAGTAAAGGCTCTAAGGGGTTTCCAGCAACAAGGTGTTTTGCCAAAAGTTGTTTTTTTAAGTTATATATGAAATCAACAGCCATCTTTTTACTTTCTTCTAAAGTTAGATGGACCCCGCCAAAATCAGTTTTAATTTTATTAATATAGACATACCAACCATACTGAATATTATACCGATTCAAAGGCTTTATCATATCATCAACATTATCTTTGAATGAAGACAACTGAATATCCTTAAAACGAATATATTTTGTATCTTTGTAATAGTTGATCAACCCATCGGACACTCTTTTTCTACTTTCGTTTGAATGTGTAAAATCTGATTGTCCCCCAATTTTTAGGTTGTAACCATACGGAAATATACTATTGTTTGAAATTATGTGATATTTCTCTCTTTCGTTGGCATTTTCAAGATCACAATATTCTAAAATAACTATCGTAAAATCGTCCTTACCGTATTTACGAATAGCATTATTCAAATAATGTGATTGGTGTTTTTTGGTTGAAAATGCTTCTGATATATGAGTTTTAAACCGCCCAATATGACCGTATGGTCGATATTTGTTATGGTTCAATATATGAGATACTGCTTGACCTACATAAACCTTATCTGTGGTTCTGTTTTGTATCTTGTAAATCTCGCAATATCTTTTTGATGAATCACATAAAATTTCATTTGATAAATGTATATTTGGATGGTGGAATGTCATTATTAATATAATACATATAACTTTAACAACTTTTAACTAGGAGGTAGCACGCTTTTCACGCCTCCTGTTTTCGACAGAGATGTTTATCGAAATCCGCATTATAAGGTTTCGTACAACCCACATTCATACGAAACGTATCACCCTGATACATCACCCGCGCAATATGACACATCATACTCATCCTATGTAGTGTCGGCTGACGATTGAACAAGATCGCATCACCATCCATCATGTGACGATGAACGATGTCGCCGTTGTTCAGCATAATGTTTGCGCGGTCGGCATAACGAAGCGAAATGGATTCGCCGGTCTTCCGCTCCAAAATCTTCGCACCAGGATACTCATCAGGACCTGCGCGAACCAATCGAAGCAAGAATTTCTTATTCCTGTCATTCACAACAACCGGCTTCGTGATATTCTTCGCGATTTTCAACGGAACACCAAGTTCGCGAATCGACAAGTTTGGATCGGGTGTAATGACAGAACGCGCCGAAAAATCCACACGTTTTCCCATCAAATTTCCACGAACACGACCGGTCTTCCCATTCAAGCGTTCTTGAATCGACTTCAAAGGGCGACCTGACCGCTGAGCAACCGGAGCACATCCGGGTATATTATTATTTACTTGTGTAGCGACATAATACTGAAGCATCATATGCCAACCGTCAATCACATTCGCAGGAGCATTCTCGTTGATCTTGTCTTGAAGTGTCGTATTTGCCTTGATAATATTCACGATGATGTGCGTAATGTCGTCTTCACTCCTCTGCGATCCGTCCATCTTGACAGAGGGACGAACTGCGGGTGGTGGAATCGCAAGAACTTGACACACCATCCAATCCGGACGCGAAAACACCGGACTAAATCCCATAAACTCTACATCTTCATCGCTGATTCTTCGAAAGATTTTAATCACGATCTCTGGCGTGAGTTTCATGGAAAGCGTTCCGTCTTTGTCTGCTTCTGCGGCACTCCCTGCGATACTCGTCGTAGTCGACTCTTCTAAAATTCCTTTCACGTTATCCCATTCCGCGTATATTTTGCCCAGACCGGCTTTCATCGTAATACGGGTAGGCTGAAGGCAACCACAGCCAGTCTCCGTATCTTCACCACACCTCTTAATCTTGCTGGCGATACGAAACACCTGAGACCACCTTTCATCCGCGGGCAACGTCAGAAACTGTTTGTTGGCACTTTTGCTCATTCGAAGCGCACTACATTTGATACAAACGCAACGCAAGATCTTCACAATCGTTCCTAGATATTGGTAGTAAAACACCGGGCGAGCCAGTTTGATATGTCCAAAGTAACCGGGGCATTTCATATAATCTAACCCATCTGTCGGGCAAATTACACCAGGGTCGATTGGTCCCATCCTCGGATCAAACAATCCACCAATCACAGGCTTGTTATTCACATATGTTTCACGGTTAGTAATTTCGGCGACAGATCCCTTCAATATCTCGTCTGGCGACATAATACTAAATTGAATTCCGATGATTTTCGAAACAGGAATATTTGTTGTTGATGACGCCATTGCTTTGAAACCGTTGGTGTTTGGTCTTCTTATATACCTACTATAATATTTAGATTGTTTTCAATTTTGTTGAATATCGATTTTTTGAATGATAAATATCTCGCCCAAAAAATTGAAATGGTTTTCTGGATTCGTCATGAATGTCAGCGATCGAGCACAACAGCAAGAACGAATGTCACCTTTTACAATTAAGAAGAACAAGAAGAACTCTGGCACGCTCCTCCGTATTATCGGCGGTGGAAAGCCTACATATAAGAAGCATCGTGATGACGACGACAAGAAAGGAAATCCTGAATCCGACACCGGTTCAGGTTCTGATTCCGAAGGAGGAGAGTCGTCATCGGTTTCATCCGTCTCGATCCAGCAGCAAGAACGACGCATCACTCGCAAAACCGGAAAAACCATTACAAAAAAAAATAAAACCGATGCTGCGAATATGGTCGTTGGAAAAATTGCTGAGGCTCTTGCTTCATCTGTGATCGCTGCTGCGATTGTTGGCAAAAAAGACAAAAAGAGCAGCAGCAAATCAAAGCACCGCCGCCGTCGTGACGACGAAGAAAACGAAGACGAATATGAGGTAAGTGATGACGAAGAAGAACATGACAGCGAAGAAGACGAAGAAAATGAAAGTGAGAACGAAGACGACAGCGAAACCGATGACGGTGAAGAAGATAGTAGCGACGACGACGAAGACGAAGACGATGATGACAGCGATGATGACGACGAAGACGACGAAAGCGACTACGACGACGAATATGACGACGAAAGCGACTACGATGATGACAGCGATGACAGCAGCGAAGCTGAAATCGCACGTCACAAGAAGCATCAAAAAGAGATGGAGCAGCGATGCGAGAAAAACAAAAAGAAGCTTGCCGATATCAAAGAAACGATTCAATCGCTTACCTCGACGATGTCATCCAACGCATCTCTCGCCAACAACAAATTCATGAAGAAGCAGCTTGAAGAGATGAAACAAAAGCAACGTGACATCGAACAACAGCTCCGCAACGATGAAAAGAAGCGCGACAAGCTGAATGTCAAAGAGTTCAAAACGCTTCTCAGGAAGAAGAACTCTACCAACGATCTTCGCTATTTCCGCCGTCACATGACGCCAGAGCAGCAGCAGAAAGTGATCACCGACCTCAAAGAAATCCACGCGGTAAGTATCATCGAGAAACCTTACCGTCTTTCGCTTTTAGAAACAAACATCCCGATCGCATTCAAGGCCATCGCCATGAGAAAGATCAATTCACTTCGACACATGGAGCCAGGTTGTGGTGAGTATTACAAAGTGAAGAACTGGGTCGATACCTTCATGAAGATTCCATTTGGCCGAACCAAGAATCTGCCTCTTACTATCGAAGACGGTATCCAAAGGTGTAGCGAGTTCATGGAGGCGTCGAAGACTACACTTGACAGCGCCGTATATGGACTCAACGACGCGAAGCTCCAAATTATGCAGATGGTCGGTCAGTGGATTTCCAATCCTGCCGCGATGGGTAGTGCTATCGCAATCAAAGGTCCGATGGGAACCGGAAAGACTTCACTTGTGAAGGAAGGTATAAGCAAGATCCTCGGTCGCGACTTCGCCTTTATCGCGTTGGGTGGAGCAACCGACAGCAGCTTCCTGGAAGGTCATTCCTACACGTATGAAGGCAGCACGTGGGGCAAGATCGTCGAGATCATCATCCAGTGCGGTTCCATGAACCCAGTTATCTACTTCGACGAACTTGACAAGATCAGCGATACCGCGAAGGGTGAAGAAATCGTAGGTATTCTGACGCACCTTACCGACACGAGTCAGAACTCGCAATTCCATGATCGATACTTTGCCGAGATCGACTTTGACCTGAGCAAGTGTCTCTTCATATTCAGCTACAACGATGAAAGCAAAGTCAATCCGATTCTACTGGACAGGATGTATCGGATCAACACGACTGGCTACAACAAGAAGGACAAGACGCAGATTGCGCAGAAGTATCTGATCCCCAAGATTTGCGCAGAGGTCGGGTTTCGTGAAGGTGAAATCGTGATTCCAGATACGGTAATCGAGCATATGGTCGAAAATTACACAGAAGGCGAGCAAGGTGTTCGCAATTTGAAGCGTTGTTTAGAAGTTGTTCATCGCAAGTTGAACTTGTATCGTCTCATCAAGCCGGATACGCCGCTATTCGAGAAGGAGATGTCCCTCAAAGTTACATTCCCGTTTTCAGTTACGGATGAGGTAGTGGATAAGCTGGTGAAACAGGCCAACGACGACAAGCGTGTGAATTTGAATTTGTATTTGTAGTTCGTTGTTTAATCGTCTAATGCTGTGATATTGTATAAAAGTAAATAAAGATTTTTTTATATAAACCATACATATCTACGTCATGTCGTCAACACCAATTCATGTCTTCTTCAACAAGTTCTGGCCTGGATTTACGGAAAAAACGGATATCATGGACTGTACCTTTTTCGTTCAGTTACTAGAAAAAACGTATCAAGCGCCGATTCATGTTGTCAATAATCCTGATAGCGCAACAGTATTAGTAGAGTCGATATTTGGCAATCATTCATGCCTCAATTACAAAAAATGGCGCGCAACCATCCTTTATACAGGAGAGTCTGATTATGCGAACACACAGAATGTTGATAAATATGACTGTGTATTAGGATTCGAAGAAACACGCGCGAATTTTGTGAAGTGTCCGCTCTTTGTTATTTTTCTTATTACAAACATACGTATCATGAAAGAAATTGAAAACGCTAACCGACCAATACCAGAAGAAATCCCGCCAAATTTTGCGTCAATTATTCTATCAAACGCATATCATGGAAAAGAACGTTTACAGTTTTACAATACTATAAAAAAGGAGATACCGGTATTTTCTGGGGGAAAATACGATAATAATGTCGCATTTGTTGTTCCTGGAAGTTACAACTCGAATGAGATGGTTGATTTTTACAGACGAGGCAAATTCGCGATTACGATGGAAAATAACGACAAACCATATTATATTACGGAGAAGCTGGTAAATGGTATACGCGCTGGGGTTATTCCGATTTATTGGGGATCTTCACGCGTAACCGAATTCTTTAATCCGCGCCGGTTTATCCATCTTAGCAAAGAACCGACAAAAGAGGAAGTGTCCGGCATTATCACCCGTATGAAAAATATGACAAATGACGAGTTCATAGATATTATTCGCGAACCGGTTTTGATTCGGCCGATTGAAGAAATTTGTGATGAAATACTTTATTCTGTAAAAAAAATACTTACCTGATATTTTATTGATTTTACGCATTTACTACATTTAATACTTACCACCACCCCACGCGTTCATGTCTTGGCGTTCGTCCATCGTCATGTCATCGTCTTTCGCGTCCACCGTTTCGCATTCGAATGCTTGAATTGCCTCATCTGTGAGGATTTCTTTGGCCAGAGTTTGATCAAGATCGTATTCACCAACGGTTATGACCATCGGGTCGAAGCATTGAACCAGAATCTTGATTCGGTCCCGTTCAATAGACCACCCCGTCGTCGTCATCATGGTCGATCGCGTGTGCCTTTCGTCTAGTTCTGCTGAAACTGTGAACTGGCACTCGCTCAATTCTGGATGTTCTGTGATGAATTCTGAATGATATTTGTCAAACCACCAGATTGAAGCACAGAATTCGATGACTTCAAGTTGACGGCATTTCATGATGAACGCGCGACATTTCTCGGCGTGACACACGATTTCGCCGATGGTCTCATCTGCCGCAAGTTTGAAGTTGAGAATGTTTCGTCGTGTTGTGAGGCACAACAAATTGACTTGTGTCAAAATCCGGTTTGTGATTGTGCGATGGTTTTGTTTCGTCGTTTCAATCTCCATCTCCAATCTGACGATAGACGGCGATGTAGCAGCAGCCGATGATGACGCTTCGAGTTCGAGTTCCGGCTTCAAGAAGGCAATCCATTGTTGTTGGTGTCGTTTGAGTTCGTTGATTGTGGCTCGAATGTTTCGAACCGTGGTTTTCTTTTGCTGTTTGTTGTTGACAAGCATTTTCCGCAAGTTTTCAAGTAATTTCAGGGTTTCAATCATCACTTCATTCGCGTGAAGATACTTGCTGTGCTCAGACAAACTTGTTTTGTGGTAGACAAGCGTTCTGTGTGATACTACCGACATTTCAGCATTCGTGTATTGCGTGCTTTTTTCGCTGCGGTGATATTCGACGTTGGCATCGGGTTGCCTGAGGCTCTCTTCAAATTCTCGACGGATCTCTTCGGTGATCTCGGTTATTCCTTTGATGTATTTCATGAGTTCGTTGGCTCCGCTGATGGATGTAGTGGTAATGACGTTGCCGGCCATCTGCTGTCGTTGTTGTTTGTTACTCTACTTCATTCGACCATACGAAGAAAAAACATTTCAATTTTTTTTGAGATTCACAGTAAATGACTGAATCTCAAAAAATTGTAAATAGTTTACACACCAGAATCACTTGTTCTATTTCCACCGCGTGTATTCAAGTAGTTGATTTGTTCGGGGGTCATACACACACATCCGGTGCTAGATGAATAAGGTGCTGGGCAGCATTCGGGTTTGAACTTGTTCTTTGAAAACATCACCATCTCTCCATTTTTAAGAGGTTCATCGGCAGTATATGCGCTTCCTGTGTTATTGATAATTCCATATCCGAATTCAGACGCATAGGTATTCGCTTTCGTAACCCACATGCCAGCGACATCACCATTTTGAACCTCATTTACGTCCGATCCCATAAGAGCAAGTCCTTCTTTTCCTGCGCTGGTGCCCTTAACTTGAATCGCTTCTTCACGTGGAGTAGGTACCATACCTTCGGTCATTCGCGACGCAACATCCATTCCGGTTTTAAATAAATCGGGTAAGAACCCTTCTTTTAATCCGGTCATCCCATCCATTTTCGCTTGGGCAACAGTTGCAGCAGTAGCAGCAACAATATCTGGGGCACGCTGCTTCTTCTTAATCACGTCTTGTGCGTCGTCTGATGCCGCTTGAACCGATGTAGGAGAACCCGGTTTTCCAGGATCGCTGTTCTGGGCGCCTTCAATAATAGAACCACCGCGTCCCATCAAGTAGTCAAATACAGGATATCGGCAACAACTACACATCAAATTTGCCCCAATAAAAAGACCAACAATGACAATTAATACCAATGTGTAGTTCATTTATGAATAATATACAATTATAATAAATAAATAGATTATATTCTTCCTAAACTAATCAATCATCAGGGAGAAGGCATACGACTGGTTCTTTGACGTGTAATTTGTCGCGAAACAATACCTAACATAATTAACGGAATCGCGATCGTTAAAAAAACCGCAATCGCCGCAATCGCAAGAGCCCATCCAACAAATGGAATGTACCAAAGAACAATAATGACAACAATCATAATGATTAAAATAATAATAACAAGCTCATAAATCGACCCTATTAATGAGTAAAACGACCATAATGCTCCAACGAACGTTAATAAAAATGTTGCGAGAATACCTTTTATTTTTTCGAAAAAATCGACCATCTTTATAAGCATATTTTGTATTGGAATAAGCACATTTTGAATGCGATTGAATATCGTTAAAAATATGTTTTTGAGTGCATCTCTCATACGGTTAAATAACAGTCGAAATTTCTCGATAACTTGTAAAATATTTTTAAATATACCCATGATAACGTTAAATATGACATATACCATACTCATCGGTCGATCAAAAACTCCTTTCGTGCTATTTGCGCTACATTCCATGAAATTCTGTTTCGTATATTCCATCGGACTAACCCCTTCTGGTGCGTTAATCCATCCCGCGAATGGCATAACATCTGGACGACAACGATACTCTGGCCAGTCGCGTTTTACTTCAAGCAGTTTGTTTTGTATTTGAAAATAGGTTACTGCCGACATAAAGATGAAAATAACAAAACATACCTTAACAATATCAATACCGTAACGACCAGAAAACGTTTTATCCCCGTATAAATAATTCACACGTTCAAACAACGGCTGTTTTTTTAGTTTTTCAAGTTTTTCGTCGCCTTCTGATGATCCCTGTTTTGCATACTCTTGTAATGATGAGAATATTGAATTACCCGCTGTGGCTCTAACTTTATTTAGTGCTTTTTCGCTTATACTCTGTGATAGTATTCCTAAATCAATTAGGTAATTATTTAATTTATTGAATAACCCGATTACGACAGCCTCTGCCATCACTTTATCGTATATACAGATATATTTTAGATATATTTGTATATTACAGACTTTTGTGTCTAGATTTTACACGTGATCTACTGTGTGGCTCTTTATTTGCTATGATAAAAACGAGAGATTGCGATTCAACTGATTTGGCATTCCATGACCAAACATTACCATATAAATAAGAACAAATGCCGCAATCACGATGGATCGATCTTCCGCGACCAATTCCGACTGATTAAGAATGTATCGCATCATCATATAAATAACAACGCCAATCATCGCCGCATGAAGCAGCATCATAGAGCCTCGTTCGTAAGCCATTATATTTATTATATACTGTTACCACATTATAATTACTAACGTTTAAGAGAACGCACCATCTGTCCAAATATACCACCCCATAGACTTTTCATCACCATAAGCGCACTCGACATCACAAACATTAATGTCGCAAAAATTCCCGCCAATTTATTTACTAAATCTCTCATCGCAATAATAATACGTTGAAACCCGATGAGAATATTAGAAAAAACCCCGAATATATTTTTCACTACAAATAGAATCTTGTCGCGGAGTTTTCCGATGAATCCACGAATATTTTCCGTATCTTTCACGATTTTTGTGGCAACACTTCCTACTAACGAAATCACATGATTCAAAGGCATCATAAGGTATTCCATATAACTACTTTGGGTTGTCTGAATACACTGCATGAAATTATCACCGACATCATGACCGAATAGTTTGGCAAATGGCATCACCGCTGGACTACATCGATATAGAGGCCAATTATCCTTTACTTTTTTCATACCTATCGCTAAAACATTTGAAAGATATAGACCTAAAAATATAACAATAATTATGATTGTAAATACGATATCCGTAGATTTCATTTAATATAATTTCGAAATAACCGACGAGATATACCACGTCTCAGTTATATTACACGCATATAATATCTATGAATTGCCTGCCGCCGCTTCCACCGCTACCATTATCGACTGTTACGAAAACACTTTTCGCATGAGTTTCTTCATATTATAAGTGACCGTATCGGTGAAAGAATAATGGCGAGTGTGCCGACGGCTGTGACGGCGATGTTGAGAATTATGCTTACGACTACCTCCACTTTGCGAAACATAACCATCATTTATACTGTTTGATTGTGCTTGATTATGTAAAGCTGTAAAATTCGCATTTTGTGCACCAGCACACTGAGCACCACTAGTGCAAGTTGAACCAACTTGCGGAATCGCAATTCTCTCCCCGGCGCCGCCTTTTTGTCGTTGCTGGTATCGTCGCCCTTTATATGTGCGAATAAATGACCTGTATTCACGACTTTTCTTCCCACGTTTTGTGGGTTGTTTTTTACGTCGGCCGCCAGATAGCGTATTTACCGCATTCAATTCACTTTGCTGCATTTTCACATTTTCTAACGTTGCTTGTGGTGTGGCAATACTCGCTGGAACTTGAATATTTGCCGCAGTATAACTCGGTGCTTGGGGTGCTTCTTGAACTTTAATTGACATTACCGATTCTTGATATATATATACATGTGAATAAAATCGTCAAATACTTGCGTTTGAAATAAGTCTAAATACTATCTATGTAATATATACATTATCATTATCTAGACCGACCGCAATATACCGCCATGGACGACGAACAGCGCATTCACCTTCAAAAACTCATCGACGCAAATGGAACAGAAGATCATACAGAGGTCATCCGACGTGTCAAGCACAGTTCGCAGATTTACACAGATGTTACTACCATGATTAAACTCAAACATGATTATGGTCGTTTAGCCAAATCCAACCCGAAACAGTTTGACGCGATTTGTGTCTCTCGCTGTGCTTTTCTCTTTACGTTCTATACCGATTTGTATAACAAACTGAAAACTGGCGAAATCGACATAACACTTTTATTCCGGATGATACAAATCTTGCGAGAAATCGAAGATGGTAAATTGGACCAACATGAGGGGTCATTCGAAGTTGGTAAAATTTTGAAGAGTATTTATGTGGATAGTGCGCTCAAACGATCTGAGAATTTAGACGCAGAGCAGGCGAAGAAAGATAAGCACACGACGGCAAAGGCGTCGAAAAAGTCGCGACCAGCGATTCCAGAGAAGAAGATGAGTTGGGCGGAGTTCAAGGCCGCGCAGGTAAAGGATTCATAAATACAATATACCCGTTCAAATACGTCGCAAATGACACCCACGCGAGATATGGGACGAGTAAATATGCTGCGAGGCGGCTCACCGGATAAAACGCGCGGATATTAAGGGCGATGAATGCCAACATCGCTAAAATCACGACAAAACTCAAATCAGGACGCTGGAATCGAAAGAATATTTGAGACCACGAGAGATTAAACACCCACGCGGCGCAATAGTAAAAGAAACCGGGGGAACGCACACCGGCGCTTATCGTCGTGGCAGGCGACGAGAGAAAAATCACACCAGACGCAATAATAAGCGTGTATAAAATCGTCCATGCGATGGGGAAGACCCAACTGGGCGGAGTGAGTGGGGATTGATTAAGAGATTTATACCATCGGGAATCAGTCATATCTGTGGAAATCGATGTATTCATTTATGTCTAATAATATATCATTACATATATTATTACAAAATATGCCAAGAAAAACGCGACGCGTTGGTAAAAAAAAGAAATACCAGAAACGAAAATATGTAAAGCGAACACGCAAAAAATTAGAATTATAATATCACATACTCAACACATTATAATGTGTAATATCGATAAGCTCTTCGGAAACGCCTAGTTCCTTGAAATTTTCGATACTTTCCTTTATACGCGTCATAAAATTATGTGCGCTACCAACCGTATTATAACTTGATTTCGTGTCACTATCGAATTCGGCGTCCAACGATGAACAGTGGTCAAAGAATTCAAACCATAATTCGCCAAGATTGAATGGTTTGTATTTCACAGCTGCATCGGCGTCAGCGTCATCATCATCGTCCATAATAAAACCATTTTTGTATGCTCCGTATTCGTCATGCGCAACATATTCTTTCTTTCTACGCAGGCATATTATATTCTCGTCTTTTCTCAACTCTGAAATCTCAACAAGTTTCGCTTTGAATTCATCTTCACTCTTTGTTCGCATAAGCACATCTAAGATACCTTTATCAAAGCAGTCATTTTGTTCATCATAATCAACGGGTTTATCGCGAATACCATAAATAAAAACACTATGCTTCTTGAATAATTTATGGATTGTGGCGATTGTATTGAACTCGAACGGAAGACCCGCACTAACACCGAGACGAATAAATACGGAAATTGACATCTTTGGATAATAATATATGCGAAATATGTTTAAGCGCTACTATGATGGTATATGCACGATTAAGCACATACGACGACAGATTGAATGTGTATTTTGTAAATGATATCGTGATCGGCATTTATTCGTTCATTAGTTTTATTGAAAAAGAGTTTAAAAATGTTTTATAACTTACTAAAAGAAGCAACGGCAAGTTCAATCGAACGAAAATAGACAACAAATGAATACTAATATGGAAAACAATAACAATTCAGATATGGATATAAGTAATTTTTTTGATTTTGTTTTACATAAAGATCAAATTGGAAATGATATATACTATAATCGACAATCCTTAGATGAAATGATGAAAATTGCCTATAATGATAACACATGTGCGGGTTTTAATACACTCGGTTTTTTTAAAAATAAGATAGAACATGCCGACTTAACGACATCGCTATATTTTTCATCAAATGATGGGATATATATTAAACGACCTTTCAATAAAGATACAAATGTTGCGACCCATTTTAAACAGAAATTCGAAAAACATACTATTGAACAAATATATCAACATGACACAACTATTATGAACGATATTTTTATTGAAACCGGCGCATTCATCGGAGGTGGAATTGAGTGCGCCATAAAACTAGGATTCAAAGAAATTCATAGTATTGAATTATCAGAAAAGTATTATAATATGTGCCGTGAAAAATTTAAAAACTTTCCTAATGTTCATCTTCATCATGGTGATTCTGGTGTGTTACTTGCGAAAATATTGGATAAAATAGACTGTGGAGTAACGTTTTGGTTAGATGGTCATTATTCTAGTTTAGATACAGCATGTGCGAATGATTATGTTACACCGGTACAGTTCGAATTAGATGCTATACGAAAACACAATAATAAGGACAACGTTGTAATAATCGATGATATGAAAGATTTTACAATCGAAAGTATATTATGGAATATTGATAATAATAAAAAATGTGGATATATGACAAAAAATGATTTACAATCAAGATTGTGTGAAATATTTGAAAACTATCGATTATATTATTATGGGCCTGCCTGTGTTTGTTATAATCAAAGTAAGAATCAATAAACATCGCATATAGATGAATGAAATGTCAAACAGATAATTACAACCGGTTATATTCTGAACGAGTGTTATTGTTTGTTTACGATGTCATGTTTTACAATAAAAAAGTATAAAATTGAATGTGTATTTTGTATATGATTTACAACATACACGACTGACATGCCTCCTAAGTTTAAAATCAAGCCTTCTGCCGCCGTCGCTACTCGCCCCGCCTCTGCTGCTCATCTCTCCGCGTCTGCCGCCGCTGCTCCTCGCCCCCGCGGAACAGGTCGTTCGCTCGTCATCGTGGAATCCCCCGCCAAGTGTCAGAAAATCGAGACCTACCTCGGAAAAGATAAATATATGTGTCTCGCTAGTTTCGGGCATATCCGAGAGATTGCAGACGGTCTGAAATCCATCGATGTCAATAATGAATTCGCGATTAAGTTCGCAATCATGTCGTCCAAGCACGCTCAGGTCGCGAAACTCCGCGCAGCCATCGCCGACGCAGCCGAAGTCATCCTCGCCACTGATGACGATCGTGAAGGCGAAGCTATCGCGTGGCATCTATGCCAAGTATTCCATCTCTCAGTAGAAACAACCAAAAGAATTGTATTCCATGAAATCACAGAACCCGCACTCAACGCCGCCGTCGCCGCACCCCGCACTATCGATATGTCCCTGGTATTGGCTCAACAAGCACGTCAGGTGCTTGATCTCGTGGTCGGATATAAAATATCTCCTGTTTTATGGACGTATGTCGCACATACAAATCTCTCGGCGGGGCGTTGTCAGACTCCTGCTTTGCGCCTCATCTACGAGAATT